ATCAGTATCACAAATGATGCAGTTCTTCAAATTGTATCTGTTTTTGCGATTGGTTATTATAAACATTTTAATGCTGAAAGTGGTGGTGATGCATCTATTACAAACTCTAACTCTAACTTTGGACAATTTGCTCTTGTTTCAAAGGGATTTAAGAAGGATGCGTTTGAAAAAGATGATAAAGCTTTCTTAACTCATATTATTACACCCAAATCAATAACCCAAGAATCAGAAAATATTGATTGGTTGGCAATTGATAAGGTAAAAACACTTCTCGTTGCTGCTCCTGAAAAATTATATTTAAATGGATTTTCAACATCAGACACACCTCCACCAGCACTCACTCAAGGATTTAGAATTGGTGCAAAGTTAAATGATAAACTATTTGTAAACATTAATGGACTTAAGGAAGCTAAAATTTTAATGGTTAACGCTGTTGGTAATCCAAATATCACAAGTGTAAAAGAATATCAGGTAAATCCTCCAATTACAAATATATTTACAACAGCAGGATCAATAACTCATCAATTTATAACAGGTGAAAAAGTTATTGTTCGAAGTGACACAGGAGAACTACCAGAAAATATAGAAGAAGATGTAGTTTATTTTGCGATTCGTATTGATGCTAACACATTTAAATTAGCATCTTCAAAAGCAAATGCTGATCTTGGTGAAGCAATATCAGTTTATTATGGTTCTAATCTTCGAGTTTTAAGTCGTGTTACAGATAAAACATCTGGAGATGTTGGACATCCAATTCAATTTGATTCAAATGGTTGGTATATTAATGTAAATCCAGTCGCAGACGGAAATACAATTTACAATAATTTAAGTGGTATAACAGAGGATAAAACTGAACCAACCTTCGTAACTAGAGTTTCTGATAATAGAAACTTAGATGATAAAATTTATAAATTTAGATTCTCAGTTCCACAAGAAGCACAACAATCAAAGAACCCTGAAACTGGATTCATAGTACAAGAATCAAGTAACACAGGTGTTCGAACTGATGGAGATTTTACTCAAACATCTAATTTAACAAGAAGTGATTTTGATTTTAATCGAAATCTTAGATATATTAACGGTGCAAGTTATGATGGTGGAACGACAAAAGTTACAGTTTCTGTTGAAAGACCACATAACTTAAGCGTTAATGATACAATTACAATTAAAAATATAACATCATCAGATAACACTGTTGGCACAGCAAATAGTGGTTATAACGGAACATTTACAGTTTCTGATATTCCTGATGGAATGTCATTTAGATATTCACCAGGTAGAACATTAGCATCAAACTCAACAAATGACTTTAATGTTAGAAATGCATCATTACCAAGATTTGAAAGAACAGATTTAAAATCAAACATTTATCTTTACAGAAATTTAGTTTTATCCGAATATATTGATTCAACACAAGATGGTGTTTATCATGCTTTTCCATTAAACGCAAGTAACCCGTTACCATCTCAAGCAGATGGTAAAGGATTTTCTGAATTAGAGTACAGTCAAAATGTTGTTAATTTATATCCACAACTTGATCGAGACAATGCAAATGAAAATCCACGAGCAACTAAGACATTTGCTCTTGCTACACCATTAGGAAAAGTTGCAACAAACTATCCTGACAGAAGTTTAACAAAAGAAACTGTTGATAAGTTTGCTGAGAAAATTGGTATTGGACTTACAATCAGTAGTATCTCACATCAACAAAATGCATCCGTAATAACTTTTGGAAGAAATCATAATTTATCAGGTATAACCACAGGTGTTGTCAAAGGTGGAAGTGGTTACACTGCTGGTATTACGACACATAATGTTAAAGTACATTCATCTTCAGGAACTCAAAATGATTCTAATTGGCAAGATACTTTAGCAACAGTTACAACAAATGGTAGTGGTCAGGTAAGTCATTTTGAAATTACTCACCAAGGTGCAGGTTGGCAAGCAGGAAACAGAGCTTACTTTAATAATTCATCACTAGGTGGTGGAAGTGGAGCAGAAATAACTTCTGATGGAACAAATGCCCTTGTAGATTCACAGTTAGGTTCCAATAGTAATCTTGTTATTCAATTTACTGGATCTTCAACCACTGATGATCTTTACTATAGGATAACATCTGTTGGTGCAAAAAATGTGGTTGGTATTGAAACAGCAGATGGAGATACGAGACCTAGCGCAGATCAGTATGCATTTATTGTTGGTTCTTCCATTCAAGCAGATTTAGCAGTAAGTGGTGGTATTGGTACATTTACAAGTACAATTCCTCATGGATTAGTTGCAGGAAATAAATTTCAATTTAATAATTCAAGTAATGTTAATCAAGGAACATTTACGGTTAAATCGAAAATTAGTGTCACATCATTTACAATTAACACAGACATTTCAGACGTGAGTGGTGGTCACATTTTAAAACATGGTCTTTCTGCAAATAATGCGGTGTCTGAAAAAGGAAATGAGAATCTTTCTATTCGAGGTGTAGAGATATTTGGAGGAGAAATTGGTATTGGAACATTTAGCACCGTAGGGTCTGAAGATACTCTTCAAATTTCTTTGACTAATTCTAAGTCTGGTATCTCAGGTAGATTTAGTTATGGGTCATATGCACAAATTGATGATGAGATAGTTCGAATCAAGAGTGAGCAACTGGTGGGAACTAATAGTGATGAACTCCAAATTGTCCGTGGTGTTTTAGGAACAAGAACTCAGACTCACGATAATGGATCATTAGTTAAATTAATTAAACCAATACCAATTGAATTCCATAGACCATCTATTCTACGTGCATCTGGTCATACGTTTGAATATCTTGGTTATGGTCCAGGTAACTATTCAACTGCATTACCACAGGTTCAGGTAAAAACTCTTACTGAGGAAGAAGAATTCTTGTCACAGTCACAGGAGAGATCTGGTGGTGCTGTAGTTTACACAGGTATGAACAACAAGGGTGATTTCTACATTGGAAACCAGAAGAAATCATCATTAACAGGTGAAGAGGTCACATTTGACACTCCAATACCATCAGTTGCTGGTGAGGATCCTGCAAGATTAAGTGTGGTATTTGATGAAGTTACAATCAAAGAAAGACTAGTTGTTGAAGGTGGTAGATCAAATACATCATTATCACAATTCGATGGTCCTGTTACATTTAATAATGAAACTCAATTTAAAGATATAGTTAAGATAAAGGACTCAACAGATTCAACTTCACCTTCTACTGGAGCTCTCTTAATTTCTGGTGGTGTTGGATTCGCAAAGACAGCACACTTTGCAGATGACGCAAAATTAAAATTTGGAGATGGTAGTGATTTAAATATTTTCCATGATGGAAGTGAGAGTTTTATACATGATGATGGTACTGGTGGTCTAGTATTTTTAACGGGTAGTAGTCCGATAGAATTCAGAGTAAATGCAACTCCATCTAAAAAGATGCTACTTGCCACTCCTCAAAGTTCAGTAGAACTCTACTATGACGGTTCAAAGAAATTTGAAACTCTTGGTGTTGGTGGAACTACTGGTGCTGCAGTTGTTTACGGAGATTTGTATGCCACAAATTTATATGGTAATGGTTCAACATTAGACGGTATTGATGCAACAGCATTAAAAGATAGTAACGATAATATAATTGCACAGGCAGTATCAACTGGTTTAAATGTCACTGGTACATTAAGTGCAACTAGCACTGCCGATGCCACACCAGCAATTATTGCTACAAATACTGGTGGATTAAATTCAATAATTCAAAGATGGGTTGGTGATTCTGAAAGTTTAGAAGTTCAACAACCTAATGCAGCTGGTCAATATAAAATTGTGAACACTAAAAGGAATCATGGAATTAGATTCTATGATGACACCAATGGTATTATACTTTTATTTGATGATCAGTTGAGACTTCAAGTCCTAGATACTGCAATTCAAATTGGTGATGTAAATGCAACAGACATTGATTTAAACGTAACTGGTGATATAACTGCTTTTTTCAGTTCCGATATTAGATTAAAAGAAAATATCTCACCCATAACAAAGGCACTTGAAAAAGTTAAATCAATCAGTGGTAATACCTACACTAAAAAATCTGATGGAAGTGCACACACAGGAGTCATTGCACAAGAAATTGAAGCACTTGGTTTACCAGGTATAACAACCACAAGGAGCAGTGGATACATGGCAGTAGATTATGAGAAAATAGTTCCACTTTTAATTGAAGCTATCAAAGAATTATCTGCGAAGGTAGACACTCTTGAAAATCAAATAAATAACTAAAAAGAAATAATGTCTAACTATACAAAGTCTTTTAATTTTAGAAACGGTGTTCAGGTTGATGATGATAATTTTATCATAAGTCCGTCTGGATTGGTTGGTATAGGAACCACACAACCAACTAAGTCTTTGGATGTATTTGGAGACACAAGAGTTTCTGGAATAGCATCATTAAATAATGTAGATATTGTAGGTATTTTAACTGTTGGAAATAATATTACAATTGATGCCACAACTGGTATTATAAGTGCAACTTCATTTTCTGGAAGCATCGCAGGTGCAGGTGGAGTTGTTGCAATCGCAACCAATGGATTTGTTCAAAATGTTGGAGCTTTAACCACTGATGCAAAAGTTGGTATTAAAACAGACAATCCTGAATTTGATCTTCAAGTTGGAAGTAATCCAGAATCAGGTGTTGGTATTGGTGTTACAAATGGTGATATTTTTGTAAGTGGATTAACAACGACTAGGAACTTATTTGTTAGTGGAGTAACTACATTCAAGGGTGGTGTGGATGGTCTTGATTTAATTAATATATCAGGTATTGCATCATTATCAACTTTAACAGTTAGTGGTGTTACTACTTTCAGTGATCTGATAGACTTAAATTCTAACTTAGACGTATCTGGTTTTTCCACATTTACTAAATTTGTTGATGCTAATGATGGAATAGATGTAAATGGACACACTGAACTTGATAATGTAAATGTATCTGGTCTCTCTACTTTTAATAGTAAACTTAATATTGCTAGTGGTGGTTTAAATGTCAGTGGTATAAGCACATTTGATAATGATGTTACTATAACAACTGGTGCAACTATTGATAGAGTTCAAGTTGGAGTTACGAGTCAAACTTACGTTGATACTTCATCGGGAGATTTATATTTAAGGGGTGATGCTTCTAGTAATCAAGTTGTCATAGACGCTGCTCTTCAAGTAACAGGTGTATCCACATTTTCTGGTGATAACGTAGATTTTAAAACAACAAATTTTGATGTAAGCAGTATAACTGGTGAAAAAATGATTGTCGCTGATGATAACGACACTGTAAAATTATATTTTGATGGGAGTGATAAAATACAAACAATTGGTCTTGGTGCATCAGTTTATGGACAATTAAATATCGCAAGTTTAAATGGTGGACCATCCTCATTATCAACACATTTTGGATCATTAAGATATGGAAGCACTGCTGGTGATGCTCCATATAGTACGAGAAGATCACTAGATTTAATCAATACTGACACTGGAAATGTGAATTTCTATGTGGACGCTAACAATATTGGTGTTGACGTTGGCAATTTCTATTGGCACAGAGGGTTTGATACTGAACAATTAATGACTCTCTTAAATACAGGAAGTTTAGGAATAGGTGAAACTCAACCAACGGAAAAATTACATGTTTCTGGTGGTGCAACTTTCACAGATAATTCATTTTTCTCAACGAATGTGCAGATAGATGGAAATTTAACTGTAGATGGTAGTTTAAATGCTGATTTAGTTGGTAATTTAACTGGTGACGTGACTGGTAATCTCAATGGTAATGTAAATGCCACCACAGGACTCTCAACATTTGCAGGTGATGTAATATTTACAGGACTAACAACATTTACCAGTAATCTTGCTGTGGGTAATTTCATAGGAAATCAACCATTTTCAGTTAATAGTTTTACTGCTAATAGATTCTTTGTTGCTGCAAATGGAAGTGTTGGTGTAAAAACAACTGAAACTTTTGGTAATGATTTTCTTGTATCTGGTAGTATTATAAGTAATGCTGTTGTTGGTGTTGGAACCACAATAGCAAGATCAGTTGTTGATTTTGGTATTGCTGGTCAAAATCTTAATGGTACAACATATCAAAATAGAATGTACATGATACCACCAAAGGTAACTACTTCTCAAAGAAATTTACTTGTAGGTGGAATAAATGCTGGAGTGGGAACTGAGACTGGTGCTGTAATATATAATACAGACTCTAATAAACTTCAAGTATATACTGGAAATGGTTGGGAGAATTTACATTAATGACTATCAATAAAACAAGACCTACAAATCCAGAAGTAAATGGAGACTCTATAAGTCTTAGGGATGACATTGAAGCAGAATTTGGTGCAACACCAGGTCATAAATTTGGTAGTTATAGAAATATTAGTAGTGATTTTAAAAATAAAAAATGTGGTCAGTTACAAGATTTACCACTTGATACTGGTATTCCTAAATCTGGTGAGATTAAATTTAGTGATTTTTATGGTAAAAGATTAAATATTGTAGTTGATTATTATACTGGTGGTAGAGAAATAAGACAAACTTCTACTCCTACGTTAGCTGCCACACATAGATTTAAAAATTCACCAACTGGTAATACAACAAAAATTGTTGGAGGATTTCAAACTTTATCTAAGTTAGCGGCAAGTGTGAGTAATGCACAAAATCACTTTACTTTAACTTCTGCTAAATGGGGAGGTGGTAAAAAAGTTTTTGTACATGTTAATAAAGAAATAGGAGGTAAGAATAGTAATGCTAACAATAATCGACATCAGGTTTCACTTCGCACTGGAAAATGGCCCGCGGGCACAATTTTACAAGTTGATGTAGGTACTTCAGGAAGAATTCAAGGAAGTGGTGGTAGGGGTGGAAATGGATCTGGCACTAGTAATGATGCTCAAGGTGGTTTTACAGGTCGAAGTGGATTAGGTGTTGAGTATAGTGCAACTATTAATAATAATGGAATTATAAGATGTGGATATGGTGGAGGTGGAGGTGGTAGTGGTGCTGCCAATGACCCATCAGATAAGAGCACTACCGACTTCGGAAGAGGTGGTAGTGGAGGAGGTGGAGGAGCTGGTATCCCTGCTGGAGGTGGTGGAGCTGCTGGAGGTGGTGGTTTTAACGGAACTAGACCATATTCCTCACCTGGTAGTGGTGGTAATAAAAATGGAGGTGGTAATGGTGGTCCTTCACGGTCAGAGGGAGGTGCCACTGGTGGTAAAGGTGGTAATGGTGCTGATCAAGTTGATTTTGCTGCTGGCAATGGTGTGAAAGGAACACAGGGAAGACCAGGAGTTGGATATGGTCCACCAGGAGATCCAGGTTTTGGTGGTCCTAATGGAAGAGCCATATGCTACAGAACCAATGGAATTAAAAACTCTACCACCATAAATGGAAATGGTGTTGGTGGTACTAATGGAGGTACTGTAGTAACAGCATTTACTTAATTTATTACGTTTAATTATTATGATTACTGATTTTATTACAATTTATGAGAACGCATTAACAACTGAATATTGTGAGAAATGGATAGAATATATTAATTATTTAAGAAACGAAGGATTAGTACTTCAAGAAAAAGATAAATTACATCTACGAGATCACGAGACTATAAATTTTTCAAATGATGATTATTTTGATTTAAATTCTGCTGATAAATTATCAAGAGAATTTTTACCCTCAATAAAGGAGTGTGTTGATAATTATTTGGAAGATTATAGTCTATTAGGTGAATCTAATTTTTTATTGTATGATGTTAAAGCAAAAAGAATACCAATCGGTGGTGGATTTCATCAATGGCATTATGAAAATGCTTCATTTTGCACCGCTACGAGAAGATTTGTTGTTCAAGCATATTTAAATACCATAGAAGAGGGTGGTGAGACGGAGTTTTTATATCAGAATAGAAGAATCAAAGCAGTTCAGGGAACAGTTGTCATTTGGCCAGCAGGATTTACACATGTTCATCGTGGTAATCCACCAATAGGACAAGACAAATATATACTTACAACATGGGGAATGTTACAAAATGCTTGAATCAGAGATTATTGCTTATGTTCAGATAATTAAAGGTAAAATAAGTTCCGATATGGATAAATTATCTAAATTACTATGGGATCATTACAATGATAGATTATCTGATAAAGTATCTTCAATAAGGTATGAAGATTCATTTTGCCCTCCTGATCCTTTAGTAGATGAGATTATAGATGAATTGAAAACTAACTTTGAGGAATTTACTGGGGAGAGAATATATAATACATCATATTGGGGACATATTCATGAGAAAAACATGAGTACGAATACGCATAATCATAAAGGATCATATGTTTCTGCTGTGGTTTATGCTCAAACTCCAGAGAATTGTGGGCAAATTGTATTTTTACCGAAATTGAATCCATATGAGGATAGTACATATAAAACAAGTTATGTTGCCGAAAAAGGCACATATCTTATGTTTCCTAGTTATCTTGACCATTTTGTAACTAGAAATAACTCTAATGATGTTAGAATTTCAATGTCACTTAACTTTGATAAATTATGAATATTATTTTTAAAATAGAGGAATATTTTCCTGAAACTGATCAAATATCAGTTAAATTTTGTGAGGAAAAATCACTTCACCCTATTGACAAATATAAATCTACAGTGATAGATTGTAAACTCTTAGACTGTTATAGCAATGATACATTTGCATATAGTTTAGTACGAGATTATGCTTCACCTACAATACGAGATAGAATAAATGAACAACCTATTCTTCCTGAAAATACAGGTAGTGAAATCGAGGGTAAATTAAATATACAAGATTTAGTGGGAAAAATTGTAAAAATTAAAGAAGAGAAAAGATCTATGACCTTATTAAAGACAAGGAGAGTCACATTATGAGTGTAAACAGATACTTTAAAAAATGTTTAGATTTTTCTATTTGTTGTTCTATAGGTGATGAGGGTGTGGTTCACGCAGAACATGAGAGAGAAAGATCAACTATGTATCAGATTATGATTAAAGGTTCTGGTAAAATAGGAATACCATTTGAAAATAATTCTGTCGAGATAGCAAAAGCTCCTGCCTTTGTGGACATGAAAAAATATATGGGAAAACATACTGTATTTCAGTCTGATGAGTCATTTATGATGTATGGTTTTAATACATTAGACAAAAGTCAAATGTGGGATGCAAAGTTAGTTACAGAGTCTTTTCGAGGTAATGATTCTTATCGTCTTGTATGTTTTGATGGTAAACCGATTATAAATGGTGTAGAATTAAAAAGAATGGATTATGCACAGTTAGAGGATAAAGACTATGACGTACAAATAAATGATGGCATGGTAGGATTATTCTGGAAAATATGATTACGAGAAAAAACTTATCTAAAATATATGATTGGGCAAAGAATACTGAATTTCCACTTAAAAAAGTACCTACTGCGGGAGAATATAGTAACAAAGATATTTTCATATGTTGGTTAAAAGGAGCAGGGAAGAAAGTTTTACTTCGTAAAAAGTTAATGACTGATGAGGTGCTAGATATTTTTTCTGACGAAAATATAATTTATGCGAGTTATTCTTATTTTGATGGTGGAACTATTTTAAATCCACATCGAGATCCTGATGTATATCCACATAGATACAAGAGAATACAATTACCTCTAAATATTCCGAGCAAAAATCATTGTTTCATGATATGGGATAATCAAAAAGTCACTTGGAGAGAGGGTGTTGCACAAACATATCATGTCATGGATGTAATACATGAAGGGTACAACCTATCGACAAAACCAATGGAATTTGTTATGATAGATGTGAAGATTGATACAGTAATCGAAGATGAAAATAACTCGCAATGAGATCATGTTATTGAGGGGAATTTTATATACAAAGAGAATGTACAAAGATATGAAACATATCCCTCATGATGTTGTCATATGGGAAGATTGGATGGAAGATAGTTTTAAAAAAGTAAATGATTATATAGAAGAACATTATCCTGACATGCCAGAATGGAAGTGAATGTTAAAAATACATACATACCTTTGTATGGTTTGTTCCGAAGGGTATATTTAATCGTTAAAGGGATCAAAAATGGAGGAGTCTTACTTGTTTCAAAGTGAGACTTTTTTTTGTGTGGTAACACATGGTCAGTTAACATAGTGGCACACTACCTTTACCAAAGTATATTCTTGTGCTATGATATGTACATATCAATGAGTTTCCCATGCAACTAAGACCACACCAAGAGCAAGCAATCAAAGCAATGCTTCGCAATGACAAAGGGCAAGTAATTGTTCCCACAGGTGGTGGTAAGACTATCTGTATGATAGAAGATGCCAAGAATGAGTTGAGCAGAACAAATACACTTCAAACGATTGTGGTTGTTGCTCCTCGTATTCTATTGGCAAATCAGTTGTCAGCAGAGTTTCTTGAGCATATTGTAGGTGTAGATGTAATGCACGTTCATAGTGGAGAGACTCATCACTTCAGCACAACTAATGTTGATAAGATCAGAGAGTTCAACTATCTTAGTGCAAAGACTAATTGCAATCAGTTGATATTCACAACATATCACTCACTTCACAAAATTGTTGAGAGTAATATTGTTGTTGATACCATTTACTTTGATGAAGCACACAACTCAGTTCAGAAAAACTTTTTCCCTGCTGTTGAGCAACTATCAACCAGTAGTTTGACACGTTCATTCTTCTTTACTGCAACACCAAAGCACAGTTTGACACCTAGCAAGGCAGGTATGAACTGGACAAAGGTGTATGGCAATGTCATATGTCATGTACCTGCACCTAAGTTGGTCAAGCAGGGATATATACTACCACCAAAGGTCGAAGTTTACAAGACCAGAATACTTGAGAAAGATGAGTTGGTTGCTGACAGAGATTGTGAGCAGATGGTAGATGCCATTGACAATCTTGACAAGGACAAGGTATTGATATGTGCCAAGTCAACAAAACAGATCGTTGCACTTGTATCACAGACTGATTTTGTCAAGCAACTATCAGTTCGTGGTTACTCATGGTTGATGATTACATCTAAGACAGGTGCTATGATTGATGGAGAGAAGGTGGACAGAGAGACATTCTTTGATACACTTAATGAGTGGGGTAGAAACGACAAGAAGTTTGTTGTACTGCACCACAGCATACTCTCAGAGGGCATCAATGTCAATGGACTTGAAGCAGTATTGTTTATGAGGTCTATGGACTATATCGGTATCTCACAAACGATTGGTCGTGTCATCCGTAAGGGCAATGCTGACAAAGTGTTCGGACTTGTTTGTATCCCTGTCTATTCTAAGGTTGGTATCTCAACTGCAAGAAAGGTCGAGGCAGTTGTTGACACCATATTCAACAGAGGAGAAGCAGCAACTTCTATTATCACACGATGAAAACAGACACATTACTCAGGATACTCAAGGTGGTTAGGGTCAAACCTAAACCCAAGTATCCACCAATTCGTAAACATTACAACGTGCATTTATTTGGTTAATCATGAACTTTATTGAACAGTTAGAAACAAAAGTTGATTGGGATAGAGTATTTGGAGTTGTTGATTCTTTATACTCAGATGAGGGATTTACTTCCAATGCTGATAACTTTGCAAGGGCAACTATGGTAGAGAAAGCTTTGGATAAGTTTTCAGATATTGATAGAGTTGACCAAAATGGTTATGACTTTGAGTGGCAAGACCAGAAGATCGAACTCAAGATGGGTAAGAATCTATTTTATAAAAGAAAAGACCCAAATGCAACCAAGAAATTTAAAGTCAAATCATTTCTAAGTGAGACAAAAACAGTCGAAGACTTTAAGAAGGTCAGTACATTTGATTGGTTACTTGTCATTGATCTCACAGCAAGAAGAGTTGTAGTTGTCGAAGATGAGCATGCCAGAACATTATACCAAGAAGGTGCTGATGGTGCTATGATAGAGTTAAAGCATGGAGATTACATAGAATGTAATATTGGAGTTGTTAATTCAATACTACCACCAATTAATCTATCTTACTTGTATCAACAAGCAGATCAACAATTTCTAAATTTCTAATGAAAAACAAAATTTTATTCGGTAATTGTCAGGAAACACTTAAACAATTTGCACCTAAAAGTGCAAGAACTTGT